GAGACACATTAGCAAGATTAATAATAGATGATTCAGGATGATCAAGTTCGCCAAGGGCGCGATTATCTGTAACAAGCTGTTTATATTTTTGAACTTCTCGTTCCATTATCCCTATAGGATAGCGTCGACCATTGCCGTTGTCACATTCCGCCTCCTGCAATTTCCCAGATAGCATCATGCCACCCTCACGCACGAAGCCCTTCTCGGCTTCAGTCAGAAGATCCTGACAGACACCGCCTTCGCATAGCTCATAAAATTCTCGGAGAAGTTGTGCCACTGTTTATTCCTCTGCGGCCTGTGCTGCGCTAGGGGGCCATTCATTTGTTCCGCCGGCAGCAAATTCATCTAAGGCTGCCTTCATTTCTGCTACCCCTTCATCGCCGCCCAAGAAACCCTTCACACGTTCGTCCTGTACTACCATATCAAACAGATTAGCCACAGTGCCCGCATGCTTCTGAAGTAATTCTACTACCTTGAGAATATCTGGCCCATACTTGGCTATCGCTTTGGCGCCCTTTGGGAAATTCTTAGCAACCCACATGCTTATCTTGCCGCCCTTGCCTATGGCATCGCCAAGTTCTGGGATCACCGATATTAAAGAAAGCGCGGCGAAGAGCCACTTACCCTCCTTAGCATACAAAGCAGCATTTGCGGCGTCGGCAAATTCGCCTACCCCGGGAATGAGACCAGCTATGTCCAATGCTATGTTAAGGGCGCCTTCATCAAGGTCTTTCCCGCGATTCACTGTCTCGTGCAAGAAGTATCTTGGATCTATTCGTTTTACATTTTTTCTGCGTGCCATAATATTATTCCTTTAAAGTAGTCAACTGCCGGAGCAGCATCGTCGAACTGGTTGGATCATCCATTTTTTCATGATTGCTCACCTCCTTTGTGGATCACTCGGATCCCGTAATCTTCTACCAACATACTCAAAAAGTATGAGGTTCCAGCACTAATGCAACCGCACATAAATGCGGTCATAGGCTGATTGCTAAAACTAAATAGTTCTGTATATGGACTTATGCCCCACAGAAACACACCAACCCAAAATCCCATACATAAATGGCAATGGAATAATCGACCAAAGCCGGCCCATGATGCGCAAGCCGGCCGGATCTTATTAAAGATGTGTCCGTGTATAATAATAAATGTCATGCCGTACGCGGCAAGTATAAAATGTAATAGTTCCACTAATTCTTCTTTCTATTTTACAGACAGACTAAAGGAGTGTGCCGTTGACTACGCCTTTCGAGTCTTCTTCAAGATCGACTTGCTGCTGTGCCACCTCTTCTGCTTCTTCTCGGGAGAGCCCTCCGCGCTTCATTAGGGCCATCACGACTGAGGAGGGAGGATCGACATCCTTCTCTTCAGTATCCTTTTTCTGGCGAGCCTTATCTAAAAAGTCGCGCCAGCCTTCCATTGTAAGCCTCATTAGTAACGATTCCGCAGCGGGTAATAGTAGTACCCGGGACGCATTGATCCCTTCTCGGCATATTGTGGGACCTCGCCGTACTCAGTTGTATCGGTCTGGTCTGGGTGGGTATACATATTTTCCAGCTCTTTCTCATAATCATCCGCAACCTTTTCGTGGCGCGCCTCGTAAGATAAAAACTCGGATATAACGTATACCGCAGCCTGGAGGGAGTTGACTTGCTCGCTTTCCATTATGGCGCCCTCTAGAGAACGAAAAACACTGCCTCCTTGGATGGACCCTCGTTCAACAATTCCCTTGTCGGCCAACATCTCAAAAAGCCTGTTCTGATAATCGTAGACATCCTCAGTGGAGGTGGTCTTCGGAAAGGTGACCACCTTAAGCTGATCGGGCATCACAGCAATATCAATGGCTTTGTGGTCCATAATAAGAAGAGACCCATCGAGCGCTCGGCGGGCATTCAATTCGACTGTAGCCTGGGGGCCACCTACTTTAATTGTGATCATGAGATGCAAACTCCTGAACTAGTTGTTGAGTTTTGAGTATTTTACTCAGGTCAGTTTCGTCGAACTCGCGACGGCGGAAGCTCTCTAAATACTCTTCCACACTCTCCATCTTTTTATTTATCAGTGGGGCAACGGGGCCCCTATCGATGGAGGTAAGGGCGCCTTTTAGACGATACAGTTCTTCGTTAAGATACACGCGTAATTCGAAACCATCATCGGCGAAACTTGCAATATATTGATTTAAAAGATCTTTTTGTTCTTGAAGCAAAGTTCCATATTTAACGTTGAATTTCTTAATAAAAGAATTATAAGTCAAGTTGTCGAGTGGTTTGAGGGTGCCCGGTGTATCACCGGCATGAGGAGTGCTCATGCGATCAATAATCGCCTGTTCAAAAAGAACACGTTTTTTAAGACTGCCCTTAGAACTGAAGATTGTGCTGACAGATGCCAGTGATTTAAAATTAGGAACGAAGCTCTTCCAGGTGTCTTGTCCAAGGTCCTTATTAATGGCTTTAATAAGTTCGGACTGAGCATTAAAAATAATATTCTCGTCAAGGATCTGGTAAGCACCCTTGGTCTCGTGAAGAAGCCGCTCAGCTACCGGACGTTGAATATTCGTCGTATTTAAAAGAGCATTATATAACTCTAATTCATCAGCGAGCGCGCTTCCTCTTATAAAGTGTTCTTTGAGCAGTGCGACGATCTTATTCTTACGGTGGGCCTTTTTCTCAACAATAGCACGAGTGAGTTCCCTAGTCAGGGTCTCATAAATAAACGCTGTGTTTCTCTTTTTATTGTGTTTCATCTTTTTCTGCCTCTTTTTTCTCTAGCTCTTCCACCAGCAGTCTTACTCGTGACGTGTTCTCTGCTAAATTAATCTCGCTCCTAGTATAAGTAGCTGCTTTTCTTTCTTCCAGACCAACTAAGGACTTGAAGTCGGCCATACTGATGGATCCGGGGGTGCGCACTCGCCGACTGCGGAGTGTTCCGGTCTCAGGCTTGTGACCCCAATCTTCGCGTCGGTGGGGCCCAGTAGAGTATTTGCGCCGCTTGTCACTGCGGCCATTCTTGGCGCTATAACTACTCTTTTCATATTGTCGAACGTCATCTTCGCGACGGCCGGGAGCCGCCAGGAGGGCTGAGTCACCACCTCCCATTTCTTCTCCACCCATTTCTTCTCCGCCCATCTCTTCGCCGCCAAGATCGCCCATATCTTCGCCGCCAAGATCACCTAGGCCGCCTTCCTCACCGAGTCCCTCCTCGGCACCTTCTTCTGTAACAGACTCAAGGGCTTGCTGATACTTGCGATCATGAAAAGACTCGCGTTGATTGCGCAGAAACTCGTCGTCTGAGAGGCCCAAAATATTATGAGAAATCCAGCGCTTGCTAAAGGTGCCTTCCGGAACTGCGTTGGCGACGTCGAACTTGGTGCGAAGATATTCAAGCTGTTGGAGCTCGGCGAGACGAGAAGGGTTATTAAGCGTCAGATCAAAACCAATTAAGTCCTCTCCGCGGAAGCCTAATGTATAAAGATGAACCACAGCAATTTTCTCTAGCTCAGCTACAAGCGATCGCTGCAGCCTCTGAATCGTTCGAGAAAAACGAATGTCTTTCTGGGCCAGAGTGGTTTTGTCCTCGTCGGCTCCTTCCAGATTGGTAAGATAGGCTTGGGGGATCTTAATGGCAGCGAATAATTTGTCGCGCAGATATTTAACATCCTCAATATCGTCTAGGGATTTGGCACCAGGTAAGGAAGTAATATCGGAACCGACCCCGCCGCGCATTGGAATGAAGTAATCCTCCTCAAGAGACAGCGGATTATACCGAAGGTCAACACGGCCAGTGTTAGCATCAACCAAAGAGTTTCTCTTCATCTCAGTCTTCACTTTTTCCATATACTGGGGGACGTCTTGTGGCGGGATGTTACCCACATCAATTTTAAATATGCGGCGTTCCGGTGCGCGGACGACACGATAGGCGATCATGGCGTCTTCAAGAAGAAGAAGTTGACGCCAAATCCGGCGTGCGGGGTCAAGGACAGATGTTCCGTAAGGAGCGTATTTGTCATTACCTAAAATACGGAAGTGGGCAACCTGCCAGTTTTCAAAGGTCATGCCGGCGCCGTTCCACTGGTACTGCACATAGTTGGGATTAGTGGGGTCTTGCCCCTCCAGGCGCTCGACCTCGTTGTTTGGCAAACCAATAACGGAAGTAATGCCCATTGTGTCGTCGACGTCCAAATACAGAAAGAAGTCTCCGTACTTACACATGGACCGCGCCCAACCAAAAGCATTGAACTCAATATTGAGAACGTCGTAAAACAACGAATGAAGAATTGTTTTAATTTCTAGATTCATACATGAAATATTAAGAAGCTGATCGTATTCATTGGACGTGGTCATCTCGTCAGCATAGATGTCAATCGCGGAAGCAATCTCGGGCATGTATTCCATCTGCTCAAAGTCAGTATAACGCTCGGCGCGGTTCTGGTTACGGAACGCGGCTGATGTAAACATGTTATACTGCTGCGACATGTTCGTGTCACCGCGCTTAAACTCTTGACCGCTCATGGAGCGGAAGCGGTACCGATACTTGTCCATGTCGTCGCGACGTTCCTGGCGCGCGATCTGTG